AAGCGTAAAGATCTGTGGAGAAATTACAAAGCGACGGATTGGATTTTCCGGCACAGTGTCTTCTTCCATTGGACTTGATACCACAAAGCCTTGGAAAACGTAACTACGCTTCTTCCAGTATGTGCGACCAAGTGCTTCCATGTTGGGATCTTTGAACCAGGGACGGATAGTTGCATGCACTGGGCATGTTTCGCCCCACATTTCAACGCAAGGTACTTGCACGATAACTTTCTTGTTTTCGTCTTGGCCTTTAACTCCAGAGAATGGAATCTTGATCATTTGACGTTCGCGCCAGAAAAATGTGTTACCTTCGTCTGCGTCTGGGAGGAATCGAAGAGAGGCAGAAGTGCCTTCAGGAATGTTCCAGTGAGCGTAAATTGTATTATCGCCACCACCAGTTTTTGTACCACTGGATTTTTGTGCTTGCTCTGCTAGTCGAGCGCGGATTTCAGCTAATGTTGCCATGATGAGTTTTACCTTTAAGTTGAGTCATTTTGAGTGTTAAGCCCTCTATTGCGGACTAAAACAATATGCACGTTTTCTTTGTGTGCATGTTGTATTATACTTATGATTGCGGTCAAAGGGCAATAGCCATTTCATCCAAAAATGGCAAGATTGGTAAAACTAGTCTTTGTATCTTGGAGTTTTGAGTAACCCAGGAGATACAAGTTGGTATTCTGGCATTACCTTATTATAAAATGCAGTTGCCCAATAGCCACTTGGCGGAATTAAGAACCAAATTGATGTGTTTGGTAAAACCATTAAAGTACGATTGGTATCCATATTGTTCCCCGATTGCGATTGCATGTATTGCACGAGCGCCTGAACAACCCCGTTATGGTGACTCGATTCAAAGTCATGCCCGCATACAAGTACCTCGGGCGTTTGATTGAATTTTTGAATGTCGCTCCACACCCCTTCAAGTGAGTGATCCGCGTCAATGAATGCAACTGCCGTATTTGATGGTACAGCAAAGTCAGCAGTGGTGCCACAGTAGTTTACAATATTCGACGTGCCATCAAAATAGTTTGTGTTCTTGGTAAACAACGAGAACGGTGTTTCCCATGTCCCACTATCAGATGCAATTTTGCATGCATGCTCAAAATTTTGGCAAATGGTACTTTCTTTAGGTGCTCCATTGGTCACTTGCCATTTTCTAACTAAGTCGCTGTGAATTGTACGTGGGTTTGGAAACGGGGCATTTATATCCCATACATCTACTGCATGTATCTTTACTGATGGACTTACATTGTCTGATACTGCCCGGGTACTACGACCAAGGAAGTTACCAAATTCAACAAATGATGTATTAGCTGGAGTATGTTTAGATACAATACTCAGCAGTGCCAGATCCGACACATACATCCACCCTGGAATAGTTAGTGCAATTTGTAAATCCATCGAACAAGCAACTTGTTAAAGAATTAAGTTTTATTTTAACAATTTACCAATTGCACTATCAAGGGCCAACAATGCTTCACTTACCAAGGATTGGTCTGTGTTGGTATCTTTAAGAGGTAGTTGGAATTCTACTATGTCAGTTAGGTCGCCGGTGCGGGCCGCACGTTCCATCATTCTACGAAGCATGACAACTTCATTTCGACCACGTGCACGAACTTCATCCACTTGCTCTTTGCCGCCAAACTTTTTGGTGCTACGTAGCAGTTCCATGATGTCTTTGCGTCTGCGACTAATTTCTAGAATTTTTTCACCTGCATTGTCCCAAGGCTTGCCACCTGACTCAACATGCAAGGCCATAACTCTAGCGCCTAACAAATGATTGTACGGGAAACGAAAACGTTCTCCGTCTTTCTCAATGAACAGGGCCTTGATGTTACGGCTGCGAGCGCCTGGCTTTTCTTCTGTAACACTCTTAGAGTGTGCCAATCGAATCTTAGTGCTACCAAGTGGATGGTAGCTGATGTTTGCACTATTACGAGCTTCTTTAACTTCAGTTCTGTGACTTAGTTGCTTTGGCGTAATGTCACCTGCATAGCTACGAATCGTTGTTCCGTACAAATATCGACGTGCAATTTTCTTAACTAATGGAGCAAAGTTTTCGCGGAACCAATCGCCATCTGTCGTAGCCGGATCGTACCAAATTTCTACATCAGTGTTGTCGTGATTAAGCATGACCATAATGCCATGCTTGGGCAAGTACTGGTAAATTGCATCTTCTTGTTTAAGTGTGCTACGGCCATCATCGTCTTTGAAGGTAGCATCATGGCTAACCCCAGCTACTGCTGCGGCGACTTCGCGGGATAAATCTTCTCTTGTTGACATAGTTATATTTAGTTATAGGAAGCCGATTGGCATTGGTCTAAGAACATCTTCTGTTCCAGCAGATACAAGTCTATCGTATGTTTTAGAGTCCCATGTCATTACTACTTCAACCATTCGAAGTGCTAATATGGTTGCCATGACTAGGTCATCAGTTTCACCGTCTTTGGCAGCAAAACTTGCGCCACGTGCAATAAAGTTCTTTAGTTCTCGCAATAAGTTGTGACTATAAATTGTCATCTTATCGCTTTCAACATAGTTCTTTAGTCGCATACACGCTGTAATTTTCGTCTTGTGACTAGTATTAAAACCTCTACGGCCACGGTTTTGTCCAGCACGTCTAATTTCCTGTACAAATGTACCAGGAATGTTTTGTTCGCCATATTCTCTAATGCTAATTAGCGCCGCTTCACCAATTGTGTTATTTTCAACTGACCAGTATAGTTCAGCAGAGTTGTCAGTTTCATCTTTAAGCCATTTTAAAATAGCAACAAGGGTACGGAGTTGGCCTTGTATATCTGTTTTATTATGTTGCCATTCTGCTACTTGTTCCAACTCTGGCAATTTAAACACTTGGATAGCCGACGGGTCACCACCAGTGCCCAAACTTGGATCCCAACCAATTACGTAGGCACCTTGTGGCTGCGGGTACTTGTAAATGCGGACTTGTCCTAGCTTGCCGCTGGGCTCTTTACTTTCCATTGTAATTAACTTCATTGAGTTAACTAGTGTTTCGTCAGCAATAACGAATTCACATTCATGCTCACGTAAGAAACGTTCTTCGCCAATCTTGATACGTTCTGTTTGTGCCCATGCTTCATCACGATCTGGATGCGAGCTCCAAATAAACTTGATGCTGGCAAATCCGTTACGGCCCAATCCAGTTGCATTCACATTGCCATATGAATCAGTCTTCTTGGTAGCATCTTTCCAAATACGTGCAAATTGGTCATCGTCTTGGTTAGGCGTTGAAGTAATAATACACTTACCGCCTGTTGACAATGTAGGACTGATTGAAGTCCAAAACTCAGAAGCAATACGTGGCTTAACGAATGCAAACTCATCGCAATAAATCAATGACAGTGACATACCACGTGCAGTTGTTTCTGTTGTTGTAGTTGATACAATGCGACTACCATTGTCAAAGTCAATACTGCCTTTGTTGTAGCTTGTTGCACCAGCTTTTAAAAACTCTGGCAATGTTTCATACGTGTAACGTACACGTTGCATAATTTCTTGAGCGCCAGCAAATTTGTGAGCAGCAATAAGAATTGTTTGATCTGCCATGAACATTGCTCGCCATACTAGATAAGCGGCGGCACATGCAGTCTTGCCCATCTGTCGTCCCAGCATGTTAATGCTGTAACGATTGTTGTGATAGCAATCAATTAGGTCGCGCTGATAATCAAACAGCTTGAATCGAACTTTTCCCTTTGTAGGATGCTGTACCCAGCAATAGGTGTCAATAAAGTATATAGGATCAACTGCACAAATGGCAAGTTCACGGACATGTTCGTCCGTGAACTTCTCTACTTTAAAGGGCGACTTAACGAATGTATTTTCAGCAGCCACTAAATTCCTCTATTACTTTGCTTTGGCAATATTTTCCGCAACAAATTTGCGATAATCGCTCATTGCATTTTGGAATGCTTCTTCAACACTAATGTCAGGAGTACGAAGACCCATTGGATTCTCGCCTTGGTTATTAGCACGATTCTGTCCGTAGTCTTTATGACCTGCACCTTGGCCGTCAGCCGATGGCAATTTGTCAAACACCTTTGGCTCAGGCATGCTTGTGCCAGCTGGACTATTCATTAACTTGCTTTCAGCAACA